GTTGCGTCGGTGGGGTTTTCGTAGCCCTCCGCATAGTCGCAGCCGTCCACATCGGAAAGCAGGGAGGCGCAGATGCGCCCGATGGTTCCGCTGCCGCGAATGGCGATAGAGGCGGCGTAGCGTTCCCTTATTTGAGAATCGGTTTCAGCCTGTCTGCCGGGGCTATACTTAATCGCATTGTTTACGGCGGTCATACCGTTTACGCCCGTGACCATCTTTGTGATGGTGCCGAGCGGCAGGGAGATGTCGCCATACTCCACCGTCTCGTAACTGAGGTTAGATGTGACCTGTTCGACCTGCACATTGGGTGTGAGATCAGCAAAGAACGAATCGTCCGCTTTGAGGCCAGTGGCCACAACGAGCTTTACTTCTTGGCCCTGATCGTCCATCTCGCCAGTGGCCTCCTCGGAAACGGAGAAGCCGATCTTCTCGGCGGCCTCCACGAACGCTGCTTTCATTGCCGCATAGGCAGCAGCATAGGTAGCACAGCCTGTTATGGTCTTTGTGTAGGTCTGAACCACCGTGCCAACCGCGCCGGAGTCAATATTCTGGTGCAGCGTAATGGTGTAGCTGGTGCTGGTGGAAATGTCCGTCAGCACGGGCCTGACCTTGATCTGCCAGAAATTTTCGCGGCTGATCTGCTGGTTTACAGATGATTGCAGCTGGCGTTCCGGCTGGGTGGTGGACTTCACGACGCTGCCGTAGGGAATGGTTGTGCCGTCGTCGCCCGTACAGGCCAGCACATAGCGGCTGCGGCGGCGCTCCTTGCGCGTAAAGCCAGCGACCTGCAAAACATTGTCAAGGTTTACGCCGGAGGCACTGCCGGGGAAACTCTGGTAGTAAACGGCTTCGAGTTGTTCCCACAGCTTTTCGATCTGGTCGGCAAAGCTAAGAACCAGCACCGCAAAGATGCTTTGCGGATTTTCCGATGGGTCAACGCCAAGTGTACCCTTGAAATACTGGCACAGCTCGTCGTAGATGGTGTCAAGGCGCTTGCGGCGAAAACCTGTCGCCAGCGCACCGTATTCATCAGCCAAAGGAACCCACCTCGCTTTCTATGGTTTCCTCCCCTGCCTGAATCACGAAATGACAGGTTGCCGTGCGGGCGCTGTCGTCCAGCGTGACCTGACAGCTTTTAATGCTGGTCACTTCCTGAAATTCGAGCAGGGCGTTTCGGATAATGTTTGTAACCTCTGCGACGTTGGGCTTTTTTACCAGAATCTTCTCAAAGTACGGAATGCCAAGGTCGATGTTATACTGCCACTCCCCCAGCGCCCAGCGTAATTTGATCTGGATAGCCTGTCGCAAACTGTCCACGATGGCAAAATCGCCACCGCTGGAAATATAGAGGTCGCCTTTTTCGTTCAAGGCTAAATCCTTGAGCATAGAATCAACCTCCTATGAGGGAGCCTCCAACATGAAGATTTCCCTCGACGTATGTTTCGTCAGCTTTGGACTCTATATAGTGGCCGCTGTCGTAGTAGATGCCCGCGGCACCGCTTCCGATCTCGATGCGCTTCTGATCTCCAAGCGCGGCCTTTACCGAGCTTTTGGAAAGCTCGATCTTGGCATCTGTGCCTAGGGATGCAGTCAGCTTATTTTTTCCGATCACAACGCCGCTGTCGGTGTCCAACTGCAAGGAGGCAATATCATCACTGACGAGTGCTTTGGCCTGCTTGCATTGCAGCAGAGCCAGCCCCTCTTGCACAACGAATTTGTGTTCATCGTCGCCTGCCTGACCAGTGATTTCTTTTTCCTTGATGCTGACTTTTGTTGTTTGTTTGAACGCTGTCTCGATGCCCTCGTCCGAGAGCTTAACCGTCGCAACATTCTTTTTGTACTCCGCGTGAATTTCATCCTTGCCAACCAGCACTTCCGCTTGCTCACAAAAAAGGATGGCGGCATCCTTGGCTTTCGCCTTGGATACCGCCGCCGGAGCTGCTTTGAGGAGGCAAGGAACGCAGATTGCATTACTAAGGCCGAAGCGAAGCCCGCTGTTGTAGTTGCCGCTCTGCCACTGCGATAGGGTACTCTCGCAGCAGACGATCAGACAGGCATCCCCAGCCTTGACCGGGAACGCAACGCCGATCTGTCCATCGGCAGACATAGGCATAACGATGGGGCAGCCGCTTAAACTTGGATAGGCCATACTCTTGCCATCTGCGGTTTTAAATGTAACCGAGGGCTTGACCGTGGCCGTCATACCGCTTGCGCCGGAAATGGTACCGGGCATTGCGGTATGCACCCCGTTGAGGGTATCGTCAATCAGCTTTTTAATTTCATCTACAAATTCCTGTACCATCAACCAACCTCCAAAAGCTCCGCCACGCAGACCCACGAATCCTCACCGCTGCCGTCCGTGTCTCCCTTAGCGGTAATCTTGGAGACCCGGAACGCGCCGGAGGCTTCCTGACTTTCCAGCAGCACATAGTCATTTACCTGTATGTGGCCGTTCATCAGGAACGTAACTTTCCAGCCGTTTTGCACCTTGCGGCTGCTGGTGTTGGCATTGTTCGTGTTGGCGGTGGAGGCGTTCTCATATAGGCATTCAGGCCGCCCGACCAGACCTGTTGCGGTGCTCAATTTGTAGGCAAGCACCGTAATAGGTTCGTTGGCGGCGCAGACCTGCACGATGCCGTTCTGGATGGAAAAGTTTACACCGCTTGCCCCGCATACCTGATGAAACAGGGTTGTTGCGGAACCGATGAACGAGAAATTTTTGAATGACGGGAACGTGCAGCTGGGACTAAACACAATGGAGCATCCCATGCTGGCGGCGGCATCAGCAAGAATCTTTTTTCCGTTGATGCTGCCGCGGTAGGATATGCTGACATTGGTATCGCGTGTGGCGGTGAGGCCGTCGATTATGTCTATCTTGGTGCAGACATCGCAACCGTCGTGTTCTGTATAAATGCGGCTGACCGTGCCGGAAATAATGGTCGAAAGATCGCCCTCATACCCGGCTTGAAGATCAATCACGCAATTATTCTGCCTAAGCACCGCCAAAGACTGCGGCGACAGATTGTAAACGGAGATGGTGGCGCTGTTGTTTGACTCGCTGTCACCGCGCTCCACCTCAAAGGTGCAGCGCAGGGCGCGGCCCGTCTTGGCATCCACCTTGCCGATCTCAAATCCGTATGTGCCAGTAGTTCCGGCGATCAGCCTGTAGGTTCTTCCGAAATTTTTCATGTTTCCAGATCCTCCACAGGCAGATAGCAAAGAACGGCATCCCCGTTATCAAAAGAATAGCGGGTAATGTCGTCCGTCGCCTTGGCAAAAAGAACACCCTGCGGTATGGCGTAGCTCAGATACCACATATTGAGCGGAAAATTTGGCACGATGCGGATGCCGTCAACAATGGGGTTGCCCTCGCTGTCGCAAAAGCCAACCGTCCAATAATCCCCGGTAGAGTTATAGGATAGGTGCAGCACCCGTGGTTCGCCATCCAGCATGACACGGCAAATATAGTCATTCTGCCCCGTGGGGAGCTGAATTTCAGAATACATAGCTGCACCCCCTATTTACTGAACAGGCCCAGTTTAGAGAACGTTCCATAGGCAATCGAACTGCCGTTTTTTTTACTGCTCGATGTGCTGGCGCTTTTCTTGCTGGACGACGCCGATTTGGACTTACCTGTCGTGCCGGATTTTTTGGAGGAAACACTGCCCGCATTGGTGGAACTGGTTCCCCCACGCGGAAAAGAGATCGTGACGAGCGCTGTCTGCTTTTCCGTGATGGTGATCTGTTTTAATGTGAGCGTGGCCTTGATAGAATCGCCGGACTCCTTGTCGTCCGGGAATTTGAGGCCCTGCACGACCATGTTTTCCCATGTCTCGCCGTTTGAGACATAGGTTACAGGCCGCTTTGTTGTGAACAGCTTTTTGAGCTGGCGCTTGATCTCCCCCACACGGTTGGAGGAGGAGCCGTGACGGGAGGCCCATGTAATAGGATTGTTCGCAATGATTGCAACCACGGTCAGCACCGTGGCCTTGATATTGACGTTATCGCTGGTAGTGAATCCATCCTCCACCGGGTACTCCGGCACATCAGCGTCCAGAACTTCCTCCTGCGTGTAGACAGAATCAAACTCGATACCGCCGATGCTGCCCGGCCCACTTGCTATGGTTCCCATGCGATCACCTCCCCATGTACTTCATCTTAGAGGAGATTGCCTCCGACCCCTGCTTGCTGCTGTTCTTGACCGCATCGCTTGCAGTGCTGGCCGTGTTGCGCTCCGTGACATTGAAATTCTGGTTAAAGGTCTGCGTGACGGTGTTTGTGTTGTTGGTCTGGCCGCCGCTGACGGCATTGCCGACGGTAGCCGCAGAAACCGCTCCGTTTGTGTTGGAATCACCACCGCCGAGGAAATTCTGTACCCCCTGCACCGCGCCGCTGATAAGACCGCTAAGGTTGGGGAAATTCTGCGATACCCAGCCGAAGAACTTGTCCAGCAGCTTCTCTGCTCCATCGACGAAATCAGCGATTGCACCCAGAATGTCGATGCCGAACGCATCCTTGAAGAACTGATTGACATCGTTCAGCACATCCGAGGCAAGCTGCTTTAGATCGTCGAACGCCGCCGAGAAATCGCCGTTGACAAGATCGGCCACATACGCTATCGCGCCGCCGAACACGTCCATAATGAGATCGCCAATATCACTGAATGCCTGTTCCAGTGATGCAAGCATAGAGAGAACGTCGTCGCCGTAGGTATTCCACCACTGCGAAATATTGGCAACCACAGCGGAGATGATCTGCTGGATTCCCCCGAAAACAGTCTGCACAAACGAGCCTATCGCGCTCAAAATGGACATCACATCGTCGCCGTGTTCATCCCAGAATGCGCCGATCTTGTCGATCACGCCGCGGATAAATGTGTAGATCAGGTTGAATACAACCTGCACAAGCGACCACGCGCCTTGCAGAACCGCAAAGATTTTGTCTTTGTGCTTTGCCCAGAAATCACCGATTGCGGTCAGCACACGGCCCGCAACCTCCTTGGCCCCGTTGAAGAAGCCTATGATCTTCTCGCGGGCCTCGTCTACATCAACGCCCGCACCTTTGAGCAATTCTCCTATAACGGAATCCTTGCCCTGCAAGAACGCGACGAAATCTTCAACCAGCAGGAATACCGCCAGAATTGCGGCGGCTATGCCCATCATTTTGAGGCGAGCCGGGGTAAGCAGCGCGGAGATGGTCTGTATTCCCTTGATGATCTTGTCGCCCTGCCATGCGGTGAAGATCGCGGCGACGGCCAGTGCGACAAGCCGGAACAGGTTTTCCGTGCCGCCGACGGCATCGGCCAGTTTCTCGCCGACATTCTCGACGACGGTTATTCCCTTTTCGATTACACCGAACACCTTTACCATCGTCTGCGCTATGGTCTGGGTGATGCCGAATTTAACATTGAGTTCGTCCAGCTTATAGCCGAGTCGGTTTCGTATGTTGGTGAGGCCGTCGGAGATGGAGTAATCCAACCCGTCGTAGGTTTTCTGGATGTTGTCGGCGGCAGCAAAGTAGGCGTTTTTGACATCCTCCGCCGTGACCTTGCCCGCAGATGCAAGTTTGGTAAATTCCTCGCGGGTAACGCCCATGCCGTCGGAAATGACGTTGACCACTTCTGGGAACTTTTTCGTAAGGCGGTTGAGGGTGGTTTCCGACATTTCCCCGGTTGCAAAAACCGTACTAAGCAACGTCTGAACCGTACCAACAGCATCTCCGTTGCCAGCATTCTGTTCCACTTGGTTTACCAGCTTTGCAAACTGTGCGGCCTGATCTATGGGGAACAAATCTTCGTTCTGCTGTTTAAGTTTGACCGTATAGGCTGCAAGGTCTCCATAGGTTGCCTTGCAGTCGTTTGCGGCCTGTAATATTTCCTGCTGGATTTCCTTTTGATTGTCCAGCCCTTGGGTGGCATAATTGATGGAGTCGTTGATGCCGTTGAACTCCTCCGTCAGCTCTCGGAACTGCGCAAAGCCCACCGAAATGCCGATGAAGCCCAGCAGGGCCGTGGCTTTTGATTTCAGGGATTGCAGCGTATTGAGAGCCTTGTCGGCGGCATCGGAATCCACCTGCGGCTTGATGGGAACCTGATTGTTTTTGCTGGCCTCCTGCTGCATCTTCTTCATCTGGGATTCAGCGGATGCCTTAGAGGCCGCGTCAATGACGAAATGTATCACGTTGGAAAGATCGGCAATCGTGATACTTTGTGCTGCGCCACCAGCCACTTACTGCTCCCTCCTTTCGTCTGCACGTTGGCGCTGAATATCCTGCCCCATATCATAAAGGGCATAGAGTTTAAGCGCCTCGTCCAGCGTATAGCAGTTTTTTAGCTCCCACATAGAGGCTTTTTCTGCCATAATGAGGGTGTACATTCTCATTTCGACATCGGAATCAAATGAGCTTACGTCAAGCTGGCCATAACGGGCGAACGAGTTTTCACCTTGACCGCTTGCATAAGATCGCCAAATTGGATGCCGAACCCATCGAAAAAATTAGAGTAATTGAGGCTGATAACCTTGATGCACAGATTGACAGCAGCGCCGAGGTTCTGGCAGAAAAGCTCGTTGAACGTGTCAATGTCGAGCTGGGTCAGCTCGTTGCCCTTCTCCTTGTCCAGAAAAATGACGTTGCTGTATTTGAGCAGCAGATCATTGAACAGGCGTACCATCTGATCGCCGGACAGACCGCGGATAGCGTCGCCCAGATTATCAAGGGTGATGTTCTTCTCCACTGCGTCTACATCAAGGGTGCCTTTTTTATCCATTACACCCTTTACGGCAGGTACAGCGATCTGCAACACAGGCACAAGCAGCGCGGTGAGCGTACCCATGACCGCAACTGCGTTCATAGCTGCAAACGGCGTGATCTTGTATGTGATACCAGATATCACATAGCTGGATGCCGTGAGCTGTTTTTTTACCTCCATGTGGAAACCTCCTTATTCGTCCTCGAACTCGCCGTAGCCCACGAGGATGTTCCATGTGTGGGTGGAGGCGTTAGAGCTGTACTCACGCTCGGCGTAGTTGACGACGCTGCAATACTGGCCGTTGAACAGCGGGTCGCTGCCCAAATCCTTGACCATCATCGGGAACATGCCGTCGCCGTTCTTTCTGTCGCGCTTGTAGCGCTGCATGAGCCAGCTATCCGTGGAACTGCCGTACATGGTCTGGATGGTGACGCTAAACATCTTGGTGGGATCAATAGTGCGCACGATCTCACCATAGGCCCCGGCCACATAGCTGGTGTCGCCGCCGTTGGGAGTAATCTTGATAAAAGAGTCCTTGGGCAGACCGCTGGCAATATGAGTACCGCCCAGAACGAGCTTTACATTATCGGAGCGGTAGGTTTTAGGTTCCTGCATAATTCATACCTCCTTACGCGGTCAGAGAGCCGCGAATGACGGTCTTGTGGATTGCACCCGAAAGCCGTGCGGTAAAGGTGATACCCTCCAAAACACGCTTTTGGCGCTGCTCGGAGGTGAGGTCGGATGCCTTGGGAACGGTGACGGTATAGCCGCGCAGGGTGGAGCCGTCAC